TGTAACTGTCATCGTCGCTCTGCTCCATCTGCTCGCTGCTCATCGAGACGAACAGAGCCGGGAAATTCAGAATGATCGGCGTAGGCGTCCGATAGTCAACGAAATTAGCCAGCGTGTTGTCGATCTCAGCAAGCGCGGTGGCGGTCGACGCTTCCAGATAGGTCTGAATGTTGTCGATCAGCCGGAGCGCGAATTGTGCCGAATATCGGGTTGTTGTGTATGCCATTACTCAGCCCCCGTTGTGAATCGCGCCCGTGATCGCGTCTGAAATCCGGCATCTCTCGCGCCACGTTCGGCGAAGCGAAACAGGCGACTCACCATCCTGTCCACGTCGCGCTGGGTGGGTTGAAGCACGGGTCGTGCTGGCATCCGCCTTGTGCCGCGCTGGTGGAACCGCGCATATGGGACACGAGTCCCGAACGTGGCGGACATCTCGTTGAAGTCCTTGATCTGATCCGGCTCCGATCCGCCCAGTGAGAGCGACCGCTTGAGCCGCTCCGTTCTGACGAGGATGGGCTTGCCAGGGTACTGCTGCGCCTTCCACTTCGCATATCGTGCTGACAGTGGCTCCCACCGCTGACCGCCACGCGCCCCCAAGGATTCAAACTGCTCGACCGTGCCGCGCAGAAAGTACATATGGATTTCAGGCCACACAGGCCTGAAATCGCTGATCGACTCGTTGAGCGTTTGAAACGCTCTGGTCGATTGCTGCACTCCATCTACTGTTACGGTGAACTTCACGCGAACATCCCCCGACCAGCTTTGTATCCGTCCGCGACCATCTGCGCTCGCGGTGGAAGCGGCTGATTGATGATGGCCACGCCATCAAGCGCAACGGCTCTGGCGAATCCCTGATCCTTGCTTCGCCAGATGTTGGCGATCGTCTCAAGGACTGCCTCTTGCACCTCGGCTGGGGTCGAGTCCCAGCCCCATTTGGCCGTCACACCCACGCGGATACCGTTTGGCCAGCCAACATAGTCGACCTGGTTGGAGAACTCCGCAAAAAAGAAATCACGCCTCTCCGCCAGTGCGCCAAGCGTTGAGTAGTCGTCCCCGTATCGACGCGACAAGAAAAACTCTCCCGGCATATTCTGCCGCGCTGACTGGTATGGATTCGTCACCACCCAGTTCAGCACGGCGAATCCTGACGGCATCGTCACCACTGGCGCAGGTGTCGACAGGTGCGGGTCAACCTTGAGGTAATCCGTCCCATCGCCCCAAAAGTAGCGAATGCTTGCCGTCTGTCCTACGCTGCCCTGGGTGAAATAACCCTCGGGAAGGGAACAGGCCGCGTCAAAGATCCTTGCGGCGCGGGTCATTATGCGGATCAATAGATCTTCGTCCGAGTCCTGCGACTGGTACACATACGCCCGAACCTGATCCATCGTCACATAATCACTTGCGGCCACGTGCTACCTCCTGACGGGTGTGCGGTGGGCGAGATTCCCGCTTGTGCCACCGATCTGAAATACTCTGCTTGTCCTCGACCAGCTTGGCAATGCCGCGCTCGATCAACAGAGCGGCCACCCCAGGGGGAGGGTCAATCACCTCCCCCGGTGCCGCATAACCCCATGCTTTGATCAGCTCAATTTTCATTGCGTCGGCACTCCTCCGGCTTCCCGTTCTCCGTCCAGTCTGACAGATACTGGTGTTTGATCTGCCAATCGTTGGTCGTCCAGCTAGAGATGATCTGAAGATGGCCGATCTTGATGTGGTTGGCCTGAAAGACTTTCTTTCCGGCGGCTCTGAACTTGCGCCAGAAGTAGATATCTGCGTCGCACCGCTCATCTGACCAGTCGCCATTCTCGTCAGGCTGTGACCAGAGCCACGGCTTGGGGATGTCTCGCAGAGCCGCCAGCTTGATCAGCGTCATACCAAAATGGCCCGTTTCGATAGCGGTCAGATCGGGATCAAACTCGGTGATATCAGCCGACCTGCGCAGATTCCCGAACTCGTCCTTCATCGAGAACAAAAACTGGTCATTATTGCGCCGTACCTGCACCGGCACAATGGCGTCAGCCTCGGGGTACATCGCCGCGAGGGTCAAGATCTCTTTGACGTCTGACGCATCGAACAGCGTGTCATAGTCGAGGCACAAGGCCCATTCGGTGCCGTTCTCCAGCATCGCGCTCAATCCGCGCTGCATCCCCTGCTCCCAGAACGCCCCGCCGAACTTGAAGAGCGGGATATTGAACTCTGGCGTTCTGAGTGCTTGCCACACTGCGCCCCAGTGATCATTCCAACCCAGCCGAGGAACGCTCACCACCGCCGCTACTCGTGCTTTGACCTCGATCCACCCGTCCAACTGTTGCATATTCGATGGCTTTACGCCTTGCAGATTCAAGCTGATCGGCAGTGATGCGCAATCCTGAATCTCTGATTCCCACGTCGTCACGTCTGTCAGGCCAACATAGCGCAGCATATCGCGCAACTTGGCATCGGTATAGACGCTCTTGTGAAAGTCGCTGTCATCCGTCTGGCCGCCCATCAACCAGCCTTCAACAGGTGCCGATGGGTCACTCACTCGCGCTACAATCTTCTGCAGATCCGGAACGGCAATCCGCAGACGTCCGCCAGGTTTGAGGACACGCACCCATTCTTTCAACACGTCGACCGCTTCACGATGGCCAAAATGCTCGAGGATATGGGACGCCCTGACCTCATCAACGGAGCCGTCAGCATAAGCAGGAAGCGGGAAAACCTCCTGCCCAGTCTGACGGTCGAGAGTCGTGAAACCCGGAATCTTTTGCAAGCCTCCACCCAGGTTCAACTTCATTGACTAGACCTCCTTGACCACGTTGCTGCCGTACTCGGATGTACCCGATGGAGCCTCATCGAGCTTGTCGAGGAAGCCGACGGCAGCAACGGGGATGTTGCTATTGGTTGAGCCAGCCGGGACGGTCAGCTCAACCCGCATGTACCGTTTGCGGTTGCCGTTGCTACGATCAGCGAAGAACCGCACCGACTGCGAAGCGGCCACCGCCGCCGCACCAGTTGAGAGTGCGGTGATCTCCGCGAAATTGGTCACAACGGTATCGTCACTCTCGAAGATCTTGATTGAGCTGGGCGCAGTGCCAGCCCCGGCCATAGCACCGAGGGTCACCATGATCTCCGCAGATCCGGCGTCGAGGCAGTCGAGGTTAGCCGTTGCCGTCGCTCCGTGTGTCACGGTAGCAGGCACCAGCAGGACAGTTGATTTAATGTTTTTCTGGTTGTTCATTCTGGATCACCTCCCTTAGGCCGCAGCCGTGATGAGTCCAACGATTGGCCCGGCAGCAGTCGTGTTGCCGACGTCGTGAACGTTGATGTCAAATCGCTCTGTGCCACGGATGGCAAGCTGATCCTCAGCAAACTTGTACTCGCTCGAGAGAGCCAGCGAGAGCAGTCGACGATCGCCGAAGGTCGAGCCGAGGCGGAAGTTTCCAAGCAGCGCACAAATCTGGCTATTGGCCTCCGTGGTCGGCATCACCTGGCTGAGGACAACCGGGTAGCCAAGGAATCGCGGCACGCCACCATTGGCGATGTCGACAACCGTGTTACCACCCGCCGCGGTCTGCAGCTTGTGGGCGACGGTATCGAAGAAGGTCGCCGACATAATCCACTGCGCTCCATTGCGAGCGTAGAGCGGGAGTCGACCGAGGACGCCGTGGAAATCGCTCAGAACGATCTCTGAGTAGGCGTTGCCCGTGGCGACCTGCAGGCCCTTGATGTTGGCGATAGTCGAGTCCACAGCACGCAACTTCGAGCGAACGCCAGTGATGCCGCCATAGGTCGACGTACCATCACCGTTGAAATAGCACTCATCCTCTTTCTGGCTAAACGCGTAGGCAATCTCACCGGCAAGGTCGTCACCAATCGAAATCATTGCATCTTCATTCAGCTCGGACGACCAGAGGGTGAGCGCGGCCAGCTTCTTGGCGACCAGGTTGATCTGATCCCACGCCTTGTCGGAGTTGGTGATGGTGGCAGCCTCGCCGACGAAATAGGCGGTCAGGCCACCGACACGGCGCGGGATGGTCAGCGTGTCCGACGACATCGGGACGACACGGGCAACGCGACGGGCGACGCCGTACTCCTCGCGGAGATCGATGATATCGGTCGAGAACTCGGGCGGAACCAGATAGCCGCCGAGATAATTCGTCCCTTCTGACAGGGCCTTGCTCTGGATGCCGTTATCAGCGCACCACTTCTGGCTGGCCTGATCGCCGACGATGG